ATTCAATCCACGCGATCCGCGATATTCTTGGCGTCACCCGCACAACGGTCGAGCTGATATGACCACGTCGCTCGATATGGTCCGCGCGCGTGACGGCGATACCCTCGACGCGCTGATCTGGCGCGAGCGCAACTTCGGCCCGGCCGATCTGCCTGCCGTGCTTGCCGCAAACCCCGGCATCGCCGCTCTCGGCCCGATCCTACCAAAGGGTCAGCCAATCAACCTCCCCGCCATCGCTGCGCCGGCCACCGCCGTTCGCACCGATGTCGTCAACCTGTGGGACTGACCGAATGAAGGATCTACTCCACGATTTTGGGACCTGGCTGCTGGCGTTCGTCGTCAGCCTGGTCCCCGCCGGCCTCGGGTCGATCGTCAGCCTGCTGGTCGAGACCGGTCTGACATGGGGCCAGCGGATCGCGCAGGTCTGGGTCGGCATCGTCGTCAGCTATTTCGTCACGAACGCCGCCAACGCGATGTTCGGCATGCACCCGTTCGTATCGCAGGCGATCGGCTTTCTGGTCGCCATGGTCGCCTTCAAGGGCGCGCCCGGTTTCATCGCCGGCTGCAGCGCCGTCCTCGCCGAACTCCCCGGCAAGCTTAGCGAGCGCCTGCTCGCGCTCATCCCGCGAAAGGACCCCAAGTAATGCCACAACCTGACAAGGGCTCGCCCCCGCCGGTAAAGCGCAAGACGCTGATCGGCGTGATCGGCGCGGCAGCGGCGCTGATCGTCACGCCGTTCGTTTCCGGTTGGGAGTCGGGCGGCACGCCGCGGCTTGTCGCGTACCAGGACATCGTCAAGGTCTGGACGATCTGCGGCGGTGAAACGCTCGGGGTGAAGCCCGGCATGGTCGAGACGGCCGCCGGTTGCGAACTGCGTGAAGAGGCCGCGCTTATCCGCCATGCCGAGCCCGTTCTCGCCTGTACGCCCGTCCTGCGCACCCATCCCAACCAGCTCTCGGCCGCGATCAGCCTCGCCTACAACATCGGCACCGGCGGCTATTGCGGATCCACGGTCGCGCGCCGCTTCAAGGCGGGCGACTGGCGCGGTGCCTGCGACGCCTTCCTCATGTGGAACAGGGCCGGTGGGCAGGTGGTGCGCGGCCTCGATCGCCGACGACGCGCCGAGCGCGACCTCTGTCTGAAGGAGCTGCCCCGATGATCCGCACCCTGTTCGCGAAGGTGAAGGCCGAAGCGTTCTTCCTCGTCCTGCTCGCCGTCGCGGCGGTCGGCGCTTGGCTGTACGTCCAGTACCGCCAAGTCAGCGCCGACCGCGACGATCTGCAGCACCGTGCCGAACTGATCTGCGCAGGGTCGGGCACCGATTTCGCCGCGATGGGCAAGACCGCGCGCGGCGTCCGCTGCGCCGAGAAGGTCGCTGGCCTCGTGAAGTTTAAGGGCGACAGCGACCAGCTCGCCGCCGCGACACTCGCGCAGGCGATGGCCGATCACGACTCCCGACAGAACGACGACACCCGGGCCGCGCGCGCTGCTGCCGAGGCAGCAAGCTCGGCCGCACAACGAATGGAGATGGCAGATGCGAATGCTGAACGTACGAACCTTGTCGATAGCGATTGGTTTCGCGCTGTTAACGGCGTTGCCGGCCTGCGCCCGGCACGCTGAGGCACCGCCCACGGTCGTCTCGACGCCGATCGTCATCAAGGTGAAGGACACGCCCCCGGCAGAGCTACTTACGTGCGCTACACGCCCCGAGGGCTTGCCAGAGGATCCGTCGCTGATCGCGCAGATCCCGACCAAGATCCGCGCCGGCATTATCCGCCTCGCCCGCGCCTTCGCCGGCAACGCCGATCGCAACGACCGCTTGGTCAACTGGAACGTGCCGGGCAGCTGCCCGAAGCCGGAGCAGTCGAAGTGAACAGAACTGTCATGATCGTCGTAGGAGCGGTCTATTTGCCGACGTCGGCAACGGCAAACGCCGAGGACCCGGCGTGAAAAAGCTCGACAGCCTACGCAAGCATCTACTCGCATCTGTTCCCGAAATCAGGAACAGCCCGGAGTTGATGGAGATTTTCGTCGATAGGGGCGATGTCGCCGTGCGCGCGGGATCGCTCTCGTTCGAATACTCTTACACCGCTTCGGTATGGGTGCAAGACTACACCGGCAAGGTCGACAACCTCTTGGTACCGATCCTCGCCTGGATCGCTACAAACCAGCCTGATTTGTTCGAGAAGGGTCAACGTAAGCCATTCACGTTTGAATCCGAGCTGCTCAATGCCGAGACGTGCGACATAACAATCTCGATCGACCTGACCGAGTTGGTCCGCGTCGAACAGCAACCGACCGGGCTGAAGGTTACGCATCTGCCCGAGCCTGTTTTGGGCGACGCCTTTGCCGGCGTCCCGACCGGCACCAAACTATGGGCCGGTATCATCGATGACAGTTCCGGCATTGTCGAGATTGTCACCCGGTGAACGACTTCGCACCGATCGAGCAACTATGCCGTGATCTGTTGCTACGCACAGCCCCGCCCGAACGCGCGCGCCTCATGCGCTCAATCGGTCGCGAGATTCGCAAGAGCCAGTCTGACCGCATCGCTGCCCAACGCGATCCCGAGGGCACAGCATTCGCCCCGCGCCGCCCCAAGCCCGATCGGGGCCGAAAGAAAGGCAAGCTGCGGCAGCAGAAGATGTTTCGCAAACTGCGCATGGCCAAAAGCCTAAAGGCCGGCGGAAATGGCGATGAGGTTTGGGTAGGTTTCGGCGGTCGTGCGTCGCGGATCGCCAGTATCCATCAGCAGGGCCTGTCGGATGCCCCCGCGCCTGGTCAACCCAAAGTCCGCTACGCCCGGCGTATGCTTCTTGGCCTCACCGAGACCGAAGAGCAGCGGATCCTCGACCTGATACTGGCGCAGGTCACGCCGCGCTGATCTTGTAGAAAGCGTTTCTACAAGAGTGCGCCATAGCCACGCGCGTGACTGCGCGCCGACATGCCGGCGTCATGGCTGTCACCACCTCCACCACCGTCGATCTGTCGCGCCTGCCCGCGCCGATCGTCGTCGAACAGCTCGCGTTCGAGCAGATCGTCGCCCAGATGATTGCGAAGGTCGTCGAGCTGCTGCCGACGTTCGATGCGACGATCGACAGCGACCCAGCCGTCAAGGTTCTGCATGCCGCCGCATACCGCGAGCTATTGCTGCGACAGGCGTTTCAGGACAGCGCGCTGCAATTGTTTGTCGCCTACGCGACCGGCGCGCGGCTCGACCATCTTGCGGTCCTAGTCGGCGTCAGCCGCCAGCTTGTCACGTCCGCCAATCCGGCGACCGGCGCGGCGGCGATCTACGAGAATGACGATCGCCTTCGCCAACGCATAATTCTTGCCCCCGAGGGCTTCTCCGTTGCAGGCCCCGAACTTGCCTATGTGAAGCATGCGAAAGACGCGTCGGCCGATGTCCTCGACGCCAGCGCCATCACGCCAGCACCGGGCGAGGTGCTCGTGTCCGTTTTGTCGCAGCATGGCGACGGCACTGCATCCGCTGATCTACTCGCGCGAGTTACCGCGATCGTCAACAACCCCGGTATTCGCCCGCTTGGCGACCTCGTCACGGTTGCGTCCGCCCAAATCGTGCCGTTCGTCGTCGTTGCGCGTCTCGTCACCTTCTCCGGTCCAGATCCCGACCTTCTCGTTGCTACCGCCCGCGATGCTCTGGCGGCCTTCCTTGCTGACAATCGCAAGCTCGGCCGCACGATCACGCGTTCGGGACTTACCGCCGCGCTGAGCCCGGCGGGCGTCCACCGTGTCGACCTAGATCTTAATGCAGATGTCGTCTGCGGCGCGACGGAAGCCGCCAACTGTACGGCTATTGCGGTCTCGCATGGCGGAATAGCATCGTGACGCTGCTACCACCGAACGCGACTCTGTTCGAGCGCGCGCTCGAGGCCGCGACGGCGCGCATTGGCGCGATCACCGCGCCTGTCGATACGCTGCTCGATCCCGCCGCCATCGATGCCGACTGGCTACCGTGGCTCGCATGGGGCCTGTCGGCCGATAGCTGGGACGCGGATTGGAGCGAGGGGGTCAAGCGGCAGGCGGTTGCCGAATCGATCGCGCTCCACCGCATCAAGGGCACGCGGCTATCCGTCGAGATCGTGCTGCGCCGCTTCGACCAACTCGCGCGCGTCATCGAATGGCACGAGACCGCACCGCGCGGCACGCCGCACACGTTCGAGATCATTCTGCCGCTGACGGTCGACGGCAGCGCGCCGGGCGGCACGCGCGCGACGGCCGCGTTCGCCGAAGCCATCATCCGGGAAGTCTCGCGCGTGAAGCCGCTGCGCGAGCACTTCAAATTCGTCCAGCACCTCGCCGTCGCGGGCAGCATCGGCGTCATGGGTGCGGCCCGCGCCCTCCAGTCGCTGCGGCAGGATCTGACGATTGCCACCGCGCCTACCGCGCCGTGGAGCGCCTACCTCCAGACCGAGGACGGCGAGCCCTTCGAAGACGATACCGGAACCCTGTTCGAGGACGCCCCATAATGCCGCTCCCGCTTAACTTCACGAATGCGGGCTTCGCGCGCTTCACCGCAGCGCAGCTCGGCAACGGCGCGGATCTCCGGATTTCAGCTGTCGGCATCAGCGACAGCGCTATGGTCGTAGCGCCGACGCTGACCGCACTGCCGGGCGAGATGCGCCGCTTTGCCACCGTCTCTGGTGCGCAGGTCGGCGACAACATTGTTCACTTGATCATCCGCGACGATGCCGAGGTGACCTACCGCTTCCGCGCCTTCGGCCTCTACCTGTCGGACGGCACGCTGTTCGCGGTTTACGCGCAGCCCGCGCGGATCATGGAGAAGACGGCGCTCGCTTCGAACATGCTGGCGATCGACATCGCGTTTCCGGCCGCGAACGTCGCGAGTATCAGCTTCGGCGACACCAATTTCCTAAACCCGCCCGCAACGACCGAGACGAAGGGCGTTGTCGAGCTGGCGACCGACGTCGAGGTCGCAGATGGCGTCGATGCGGTTCGCGCTGTCACGCCGAAAGGCTTGCAGGCCAGATTGTCCGCGTTGTTCGCGAGCCGACGTGTCAACGCGAGCGGTCTGGCTGTCGGTGGGGGAAACCTCAGCGGTGACGTCACCATCGGCGTTCCCGCAGCAAGCGTGCCTGAGGTCGATGCGGGTCTAGTCACCACCAAGGCCGTCACCCCCGCTGGCTTGGTCAACATCCTCGCGTCGATCCTTGAACGCGTGAAGATGAGTCGGCGGGTGAATGCCAGCGGGCTCGCTGTTGGCGGAGGCGATCTGTACGGCGATGTGACGATCGGCGTACCCGCCGCCAGCATCGCGGAAGTTGATGCCGGCCTGATCTGGGGGAAGGCCGTGACCCCGGCCGGGCTGGTCAACGTTCTCGCCGCCATTGCGAACCGCGTGCAGATGCAGCGACGCGTGAACGCGAGCGGGCTTGCTGTTGGCGGTGGCGATCTGACTGGCGACGTCACGGTCGGCGTGCCCGCGGCCAGCGTCGCCGAGGTCGATGCCGGCGCCGTGGGCACCAAGGCCGTAACCCCGGCCGGCCTGGTCAACATCCTAGTAGCCATCGCCAACCGCGTCACGCTCGCGCGCCGCGTCGATACCAGCGGCCTGGCGCTGGGGGGCGGCGCGTTGTCGACTGATCTCACGATCTCGGTCCCGATCGCGACGCCCGCGCAGTTGCTCGCTGGCACGGCCGGCAACGTCGCCGCCACCCCCG